GGTGTTTTACTTTGGTGAATATTGAAAACAAAGTATGATGTTGGGACCAGGGATTAGGAAACACTGAGTAAACAGGCTATCCGCAACCCGGGGCTGGTCAGCCCCTATGTGTGTGCAAGGTGAGTTCGAAATGAATTCAGGCGCTGGGTATTCACTCCCATGACACGCCCTACTCGCTAGCTAAACTTGCAGACGGTACTACAACAGCGCTATTCATAATTCACGCTGAGGGATCAAAAATTGCACAAGGACGGCCAATTAAGGCAAGCCAAGTGATAAGAGCCAGCCGATCAAGGCAAGCAATACACTTCATAAAGTGCGAAATGTACAAAGTACGAGGACTGCGCCTGCCTACATTGAGACAGAAGCAAAAAAAAAAGAATAAAACACTAAACTAGAAAATAACATAAAAGCTAATTACACTAATAATACTAAAAGAGCGAGTTTGGGCCTAGGCCCAGAGATTCGTCCTGAAGCCAGTCAGGAGCATGTAACGGTTGGAGTCGAAATCGGGATACGCGGGCAAACGGATGCTCGCGGCGCGGCAGGCGCGCTGGATCGTACGAAGTCGGGAATCATAGAGTGCACGTGTGTACATGGCATACTCTCTCATCTGGGAGTCAATCACCAAAGGCAATTGTTTTCTCTCCAAATCAGAGTGGTGATACCAGTTACACATCTCGTCAATAACGGTCAAGTCGAGTTGGCCGATAAAGCGAGCATCCAAAGGAGACCAAATGAATGATCTCTTCAGAAACGTAACCTCAGATAAGTCCCGCGTTTTCGCAGTTTCCTTTCCGGTTTTGGCTTCATCCGTATACGCAGCTCCGAAAAAAGGAGCGGCTTCAGTTACGGTGTGTTGGTTGAAGAATGTACTAGCAAAGTCAGAAACATTAACAACATTGTCATCTCCGTAGATGGCAAGGGCAACATGTTCGTTGAAGGCTTCCATGTTCGCGTATTGCTTGGGGGCGCAACGCAACCAGAAAAGTCTCATGAGCATTTGTCCAATGACGGTGTTGACCGTCGCGGTGAGATATACGCCGGAGGGCATACAGTGGGTCTGTCCATAGACTGTGTCGCCAAAGATATGAACCGAAGAAACGATGTCAAGAAACAAGGTGGCGCGAATAGTTCGCTCCTCCTCAGTTCCATCATACCACTCCTCGATCACATCCAAGGCGGCCCAGAGCAATTGGGCAGAGACGCTGCCGTCCCATCCGGAATAATCACCAGCAAAGACCTTGCGGCCTTTTTGGCGGAGATGAGTGGCAAGATTTTGCCAATCAATGCTGTAGGGGTTTATGCCTATGCTAGATTCATTTGTGACGCGATTGCGGGCCTGGTGGGCTACAAAAGCGCCAAA